CAAACTTCAAGCCACGCATCTTGTCGGGCTTGTAGGTATCGTCCCACACCATTTGGGTCAGCTCCTTCTTGAAAAGCTTGTAAACGAGTTTGTGTATCACGAGAGTTTAATGAGGATGAAATTGAGGCTTACGCCCACGAGCATCACGACACCCATTTGCAGGAGGTCAAAGCCCATCAGCGGGGCGGTTACAAGGTAGAAGATGCCTCCCCATACCGAAGCCATACAACCCACGCACCCATAAATAGGTTTGTGAAGGTTGGGGAACTTATGCGGGGGGATGGTTTTCTTGAACCACTTGCCCACCTTGCCGAGGAGTTGTTCCTCCTCAAGCATAATGGACAGCGATACAGTCATCAGGCTTACAACCAAAGCCCGTGCCAGCGTGTCAAGAGATGTCATTTCTTCTTCTCAAAGGTCATCCAAAGGACGCTCACGAGAGAAATGGTCGCACCAACGATTTCGGCAACGGACGATTCGTCCAAATAGCCTTTCGCAGCGAGTAGGCCGCCAGCAAAGGTCAATGCGTGGCGTAGGAGGGGGAGAATTAGGTTTTTCATGGGATTGGGTTTAGATGGGGTGATGTTGTACTTTGGCAAAGAAAACCGCAAGGATTCGGGCAATGCAAACACGCAAGGGGCGTGTCGTTCTTTTTTGGTCATCATGGCTTAGGGGTTGATGTATTTGAATTGAAAGGAAAAGCAGGATTCGGGAGTCGTGTAGGTCGGGGCGAGGGTCAGCGGTAACTCATCGCCATCCAGGTTCGGCGAGGCACCGCCGGTGTAACTCGCATAAGCCCGCACCTCGTAGGTTCGGCCAATGGCGAAATACGCTTGGAGGTCATCAATCGTGGCGTTCGGGATGGTAATCGCTCCCGACACAGGCGTGGCCATCGTGAAACGGAAGGGGCGGTCAAGGGCCACATCGGTAATCACAACGGTAACAGCTGCGCTTGGCGTGGTATAGCCAATCACAACGCTATCGGCGCAGATGTCAAAGGTGCCAATATCGGGGCAGTCGGTGCATTCAAGGCAACTCATCGGCTTGGTGTTTTAAGTTCGGGGACAAAATTGTTGTTAAAGTGGGTGTAACCGCTCTTTTTGAGGTGTTTAAGGTACCATTCGCTCAAGAAGCTGTTGCAAAGATACCGAAAACAGTCGGCAAAGTCGGACTGTTGGGTAATGATATATCGGTTTCGCTTTATGATATTGCCAGCGGCATCGCACGCCACCATCTTCATGTCCCTCGCCACGCCGGGGGCCGTCTTGGGATTTATCTTGATGTCGGGGTGGAATTGGAGCAGGTAATTGCATTGCGCCCGGCTGTTCTCGTGCTTCGGGTTCGGAGCGACCTTAATCTGCCTCTGCGCCAATCCCAGGCCCCTCGCTAATTGTTCGTAGTAGTTGGCATTGTCCCTCTGCGATAAATCACCCCGTTTGCCCATCGCATCGCCCGTGAGCAAGCAGGAGAACAGGAAGGGGGCGTACTTGGCCTTAATGGTGTCCACCATCTTGGGAATGCTTCCGTCCGTGACCTGGAACTCGTCAACGATGTGAACGTGGTCCCCTTGGCTATCCGTCCACATCTGCGCCACCAGACCGCAGAAGGGTTGCAAGTTGAAGTCAAGGGAGATGTAAATGGGTAGGTTCGGGTTGAAGGAAGCGTTGTGGGTTTCGTGCTTCTTCGCCTCGTAAGAGATGAAGAAGGGGTTTTCGGGTTTCTCCTGCACTTCCCAATCGCCCTCCACGAATCGTTTGTACTCGTATTCGGGCATATTGTCCCGAAGGGATTGAAGGTAATCTTCGGGGATGTGGGGGTTGTCGGTGATCTTGGAGGGGATGTAAGCCCAGGTGGAGGGAAGGTCGTTCTCCTTCCACTTGTCGTAAATCAACTCCTTCACCCAATTATTGCTTGGGTTGCAAGTGGCCATCACGACAATTGGCGGTCGGCCTTCGCAATTCAGCCACGAACCGGCACGCTCCAAGACCTTGTAAAGGAGTCCTTCCTGGCACTCGTTAATCTCGTCAATCCCACCGCCGTTAATCTCCAAGCCCTTGAATCGGTCAAAGTCTTTATCGGTATCGTAATTCTCGCCCATAAAAATCAACTCGGAGCCGTTGGTGAACCGCACAATCTGCGCCTGCTTGTCCCAAGACGCAACGTGCATCCCTAAGCCTTGGTTCATCAGGGAGGTGAAGGTCACAAGCGTTGTACGCTGAAGCGTGGGCATACTCTGCCTGATAATCACCCACCGGCTGCCGGGGTATTTGGAGCAGAGGGAGATATAGGTTAGAAGGAGGCAGTAAGTCTTTCCGCCTCGGATCGCTCCGCCAAAGAGGATGAATTGCTTCTCCCCCGACAAAGCCATCTTATACGCCTGACTCTGCCTCGCCGTTAGTTTCATCCACGATGGGTTCAGTCAACTCAAGAACAAAAGGCCCCGTGTTCGGTGCGGTGGTCTGCTGCTGGGGCTTGCCATACAAATAGGCCAAGGCCAATTCCATCGCCCGCATATTGCCACGAATCGCCTCAGTCACCAATCGGGCAATCAACGCATCCATCCGCTTCACACCGCCAATCGTTCTGTCCAAGTCGGCATCAAGCAAGTCTCGGATATCTCGCCTCGTGACCGTCTTAGGCTTCGTAGAACGAGCGTTTAGGAGAACAGGTATCTCTGCCTTCGGTTCGGCACTCGGAACGCTCTCAGGAGCATCAGAGACCTCCTCCTCAATAACCTCAGCCCTCTTCTTCTTTACAAACTCATGTATCGCCATGCACCCACAAAATTACCACAAGTCAAGTTTAATTCGCCCAAAAAAAATGGGGGGTACCCCTTTTCAACAAAAAAGGTGTTTTTTCCCACAAAGGTCGCAATTTGTTTTTTATCCCTTACTATATATATAAGTGTCTATATACTATATAGACATCTATATTAAATATAGACATCTATATAACATATAGACATCTATATAGAATATAAACACTTATATTAAATCTTATGCTCATTTTCGTTTGAGTCGCATTTTGCACACCAAAAAGAGTCTAAAAACAGCGTCAAAAAGGTACCCGATTTTAGCCATTTTGTCAAACTGTGTTAAGGGGTGAGAAATAATGTGGGGAGGGGAACTCGCCCCGCTGTCCACAAAAATGGGCGGGTTTGTCCTATTTGCTATACACTCCTGGCGGTTGGTTGGGGTTGGCTGATTGATAGAACCACCCAAAAAAAGGTGCCCTTTTTTCTTTCCTCTCTTTTAGGTTCCTCCCTCCCTCTCTCTCTTGGTTTGGGCAAATCGTCCAACAAAGGGGAACAAAGGCAAACCAAAGAAGGAAAAAAGATTTAAGGCAAAGTTGGTTTTTTGGGAGGGGGTCTCTTTGGTGGGATGTCCCATCCCCTATCCCTCCATCCCCCCCACCAAACCCAAACCCCAAACCATAGGGCAAAAAAAAAGACCCCAAAATGGGGCCTTTCTTTCTTGGTTGTTTTTTGGTTTAAATCGCCTTTGTATCAAAGGTCATCCCATCTTGGATGCAATAGTATTTTTTGCCTTGGTGGGTAAACATTGGCAAATTGAAAATACCATTTTCGGAATTGCACTCAAAACAATCTTTAGAGGGATTATAAACCCCTAAAAAACCCAATTCTATTAATTCCTTTTTGTTGGATATTTTGGCCTTTTGGAATTGCTCCAAAGTAAAAAAGGGGATATTCCATCCATTAAAACGATACCCAAAGTCTAAACCCTCCAAAGGTTTAAAGGTGTATTTGTTGTCATCGCTTTTAATGTAGTAAATGGCGGGGTTTGGGTGGTTCATAATTTAGGGGTTTAGGGTTTGGGTTAATTCAATACCCAAAAATAAAAATATTTATTAGATATGCAACCACCAAGGCAAAAAAAATGCACTTTATTTTTATGTAAAACTTTGACCTTTAACCCTTTGATATTGGCTTGAATACCTTACCCTTGGGCGGTTGTTTTTTGGCTTTCCCTCTCTTTTCGCCTTGACGACTGACGATAGTTTGACGACGGTTTGACGACTGACGACGGTTTGACGACTGACGATTGACGACAGTTTGACGATAAAACAAAAAAAAGGGCCCTAAATTGGGCCCCTATTTTCGCTGCTGTTGTTGTCTTTATTCCGGCATGGCTTCGGCTTCCTGTTTGCGCTCCTGCGCTTTTTCGTATGCTTCGGCTAATTTGGCGTTTAGGTCCTGGCGGTTCTTTTCTTTGTCCTCCATGTTGTTGAGCATGACCGGCATGATTAGACCTTGGGCGGTTCCGTTGTCCTCTGGGTTTGCATATTGGACGATCACGGGTCTGTTATTTTCTCTTAGGCTTACCATCCAAGGGCCGGCGTCCATGATTTGAGCGGCCCGGCCTAAAAACTTGGGATTAAAGCCGATTTGCCCGCCGGTTAGCTGGCATTCGGTGGATGTTGGTATTACGACGGTCCATTGCGGATACCTGCCGGGCCCGTTCATCATATCCACGGGATCAAGGTACGGCAAAACATCTAAAGTATTACCGGCTTTGTCCATGGTTCGGATCGTCTTTTGGTCTTGGTCGCATCCTATTAAATAAACCTTTGACCCTGTGAGCTTCTTGTATTGGTCGGCGTGAAGGTAGAAATCAGCGGGCAATACTTCGGGGGTGCTTAGGGTCTCGGATACATTGACCCAAAATAAGGTGTGGGCGTCCGTGGCCGCCGCATACAAACCGCCGGGCCCCTGGGGACCTTCGGGTAAAGTGCAAAATTCTACATATTGCATGGCCTGACGAAATGGGTCTTTGCTTGCGCTTAAGTGAATTTTGGCGAAGGCTTGGCCGGCGTTAATTACCGAAATTGGGGTTTTGTTGTTCATGGTTTGGGGTTTTTGAGGGTTTAGGGTTTAGGGTTGTTTTGGGTTGGGTTGTTTTGGTTAGATAATGGAAAAATAAGTATAGCCGTGGGCTTCAAATTCGTCCTGTGTCCGTCCGTTAGCGGGCCGGACGATCTTAGCTTCGGCGCCTGCTTTGTTGAAGCATTGCCAAACAGCTTGACTTAATTTGTCATAACCATAACCGCCGGCGGTCCCTACATTGGTCCAATTAAATTTGTGGTCCTTCAAAGGACCGGCAAAGATTACCACGGAGGCCCGGCATACGGTACCCGCTGGATTATCGGACCAATTGGCAATGAGGCGGCCGGCGGGCTTGCCATCGTACAGCAGGGCTACGGCGGTCGTTCCTTTTACGTGGCTGTAATCGGTGATTTGTTTTGGGTTTTTCATGGGTTAAGGGTTTAGGGTTGTTTTGTTAATTCAAAGATACGGCGGCCCCTACCCATTGCGACCTTTACCCATAAATATTTTTTATTTATTTTTTTGTGGGGCTGCTGCATGGCTTATATATATACCTTTGGCCCTGGTTCCTGTTGTGGTCCCTACTGTTGGCCCTGGCTTGACCTTTGGACCTTTGGGCCTTTGGACCTGTTGGCCTTGACCACTTGACCCTTAGACCCCCGCACCCTCCAGGCCTTGACGATTGACGATACCTTGACGATACCTTGACGATTGACGATGGCTTGACGATAGGTTGACGATTGACGATAAAAAAAATAATAAAAATAATTTGACGATTGAGGTGCATTTGACGATTGACGATATTAACTTTGCTTTACACTTAACCCCTAAACCCTAAAACAATGAACAGACCAACAAAAAGCCAAATTCAACATGAGCGCACCAAAGATGGCTATTTGCTATTGACCATTTGGATAGCAGGCTATCCCCTAAAGGCTAAATACCTTGGCTATACCATAAAAGAGGCCAAAAACCGATTTTGGAATACTTTGTTGACGAATCCACGATCCCTAAATTATTAACCCTAATTAACCCCTAACCCTAAACCCTAAAACGATGACAACGAAAACGATTAACCTGTACGAATTTGACGAACTTGACGATACCGCAAAAAACAAGGCGGTTGACGATAACCGCTGTATCAACGTTGACTATTGGTGCTGGTGGCATAACGTTTGTGACGATGCCAAAACGATAGGTCTGGATATTACAGACTTTGACCTGGGCCGAAACGATATTAAAGGCCGGTTCATTGACGGCGGAGCCTACGATGTAGCCAATAAGATTAAGGTTGAGCATGGCTTTGATATGCCAACATACGAGCTTGCTGACGAATTTTTGAAGGATTACGCTAAGGCTGACGATGATGATATTGACGATTTGTCTGACGAATTTTTGAAGGCTTTGTTGGAGGAATATCGGATCATATTGACGAATGAATTTGAATGGTTGACTTCTGATGAATGCGTTATTGATACCATGCGGGCCAACGAATACGAATTTAACGAGGATGGCTCCCTGGCTTAAATTGGTTATCTGACGAGGCCACAAGGCCGAAACAGCCCTACGGGGCTGTAATAACCTAAACCCTAAAACAATGAACCAAGAGACCGCCTACCACTACACGATCACGAATGTTTGGTTTGACCCTGAGACCAAGGAACGGAACGAAAACGTTTTCACTTGCGATGACGATGGCCAGGTTGACAATTACATTTATTGCCATGACGAGGTTGACGAATTGCCCGGCCCTGGCGTTGACTATACCATCGTTGAGGAGCAAGTTTTCACCTTTGACGAAGGTGACGATATCACCCCCGGCGATTACCGATTAATCAAAGAATCCGTTAAAATCTTAATCTAAACCCAAAACCATGACGATACGAGAAGTATTAAAGAACAGGCTCCCTTTGGCCGTCGCTAACTCCGCTATTTTAGCGATTGAGCTTCAGCACCAAGGCCGCAAGCAGAACCCCCACCAAGCTGACGATGATTGCGTTGACGATAGTCTTGACAACGCTTTACACTCGTTCCATTGGGATTCTACTGACGAGGGCCATCACTATTGGCAGCGCATCCACGACAAGTATGTCCAAAATGACGAGCGTGACGATGCCGATTTGTTTAGGATAAAGGACTGACGATGCCCGCCTTTGACGATGATGCCCTCACCGATGGGCTTGCTATGTCCACGCCATCCAGGAGAAGGACGATTTCCCTTGACTTCTACATTTGGAAGAACAAGGCCAAGTCGCTGACCGACCCCGAACAACTGTCGTTGATGATGGACGATTACTATATGGCCCAAGCCGAAACGATCAAGGATCCGCAACTGAAGGCTTTGACGATTCTGGCCGTTGGGAACATTGATTGGTACGCCATCGCTGAGGAGCTGATTACGACAACGAATTTCAAGGCTGAGACCAAGAACTGAGATGCACAATTCTAAGGGCATTAAAGGCGATATACGCCTTGATTTTGACGAAGCGAACCAACTGCTCATCGCCTTGAGGAAAGCCGATTTGGAAGGCTCTCTGGCGTTCAAGGTGGTGCATCGCAAGGTCCGGGAGATTGTTGACTATCACCTTTACAAGGCCGCTAAGGGAGAGATGAAATTGGCCAACAAGTATTTCTGCAACAAGAAGATGAAGAACGGCGTGAAGCGTGCAGAGGTTGGCCCTTGGTTCCCATTGCCCCCCGTGTTGGTCTATGACTTGAGGAGGCACCTGGCCACCGGTGACATCGTGCGGATTGCGAACGAGAATAATTGGAATTACAAGACCGTGAGGCATTGCCTTGATTTGCCTTCGGTGACGGTCACTCCAAGAGGCGTGACGAAGGTCCGGGATGCCCCCCTTCGCTATCCCTTGGCCGTCATCAACCAACTGCTGAAAGCGGCTGAGAATAATCGGAGGCCGATTAAATATCAGCGAAGAAAAAAAGTACGATTACGAGTTTACATTGAAAAAAACCTTAAACCCTTTTACCATGAATTTGACATCATTGAACCCTACATCCCAGGAACCCCTCGGCAGCTGGCTAAGGCACATAAAGAGAGCGTGCAAGCGAAGTATAAAGCCGGATTACTCCGAGGTGAAGTCCCCGTTCAGGATTGATTGGGCCTTGTATGGCCGCTACCTGGACGCAAAAAAAGCCATTTAACCACTAACCCCAAATAAAATGAACAACGAACTCACGCCCCACATTATGTATCGTGACAACGGAAATGTATTTGTCAAAGGACAAAAGAACTCCAAAGGACAACGAGAAGGCATTTGGGAAATTTTCTGGGAGAACGGAAACATCCAATGGAGAATCCCATACAAAGAGGATAAGAGGGATGGAATTAAGGAGTGGTTCTATGAAAATGGAAACATCCTTAGCAGAACCCCATACAAAGATGATAAGATAGATGGAACACAAAAGTTTTACGATGAACAAAGAAACATCGCCGAAACCCGTCTATGGAAAGATGGAGAACTAATTGAAACGACTAAACACTAAACCCCAAACAAAATGAAAAAAGATTTTATCCCTTACGAACAAGCCCTTGCACTCAAAGGGCTTGGATTTGGTGAGCCTTGTTATGGGTGGTTTGATGCGGGGTATTTGAGATTTGGTTGTTATGAATCAGAGTGCGTCACAGGTTTAGGAGATTTGCCTGCACCCCTCTACCAACAAGCGTTCAGGTGGTTCCGGGAGAAGCACGGATTAAGGCACTTTATTGAGTATGACAACGGCCATTACAACGCTGTTGTTCAATCCTCTTTAGTGTACCATTGTGACACTCACGAAGAAGCAGAACTTGCTTGTTTGAATCGGCTTATTATACTAATAACCCCAATAACCAACCCCCAAACCAAGCCATGGACCTAATATCACGAACCATACTCGGCTACACGGCAGAGGTCGTCGGAGTCAGCCCCGATGACATCTTGAGCAACGTAAAAACCCAAGAACTGGTCCTTGCTCGAAGCATCTTCGCAGACATCGCCTACTCCGAGTACCTCTACACCTACTGCCAAATCGGGCGAATCATTAAGAGGAACCACGCCACGGTGATGCACAACCTCGAAATCCTTGCCAAAAACATGAGAGCAAGGCCGGACATTAAATTCCTTCGTACACAGGTTCTCAACAGGACACGGGATTTTTTGCAA